CGCCTTCGAAAACTACGCCAAGATGGGTTTTCACAAAGCCATCGTAGAACATCAGAAGCAATCTGATATCTACTGGTTGTGCTGGGAAGCCATTCGGCGATCAGGCGAAACCGTTAAGCCATTCGGCGAAGCGTTCATTGAAACGCTAGTCAGCGTGGATGTGGTTGATTCTGACCCTTTAGGATAGACCGGAACTCAGTCTGCTATCTCGCGGCTCGATTGAGTCATGAGTTTGGAGTTCCGTTCCAGAGCATCGTAGATCTTTCTCCGATGGCTTTGCAGGCACACATCGAAGTACTAAAAGATATAGCAAAGGAGCGAGACTATGCCAGCAAGAGTGGTCGGCGGTCTCGCGCTTAGAAAAGCCTTGAAGAAGTTCGAGCCTGATCTTGCTAAGGAAACTAGTAAAGAGATTGCATCTTTCGTGAAGCCACTAGCAAAAAACGCTAGGGGTTTTCTTCCGTCAAACGAAGAAGCCCCTAGCGGTTGGCTAAAGCGTGATAACGCTAAAGGTCGATGGGCTACTCGATACTACGATAAAGCAGAAGCAAGCAAAGGCATTGGTTACAAAACCTCACCAAGCAAGCCGAATAGTCGTGGCTTTAGAGCGCTTGCATCGGTTCACAATAAAAGCATTGGTGGCGTAATTTACGAGTGGGCTGGTCGCAGTTCTGGCGTTACTGGCAATTTCACTCCTAAACTTGGTGGTCAACTTAAAGGCCGCAACAAAGCCGTTACAGGCCGCGCAATCTTCCGAGCCTTTACAGAAGATCAAGGTAAGGCAACCGCTGGAGTTCTCCAGGCGATCCAGAAGTCCGCAGCTAAGTTTAATGCGCGAAAGGCGAATGTCTAATGGCTAGTTTAAGAATAGATATTGCCTCCGAGTTCACCGGCGCAAAAGCATTCACCAAGGCTGGCAAAGCTAGTTCTGGTCTCGAAAAGGGCGTTAAGAAACTTGGCGTTGCAATGGCTGCCGCGTTCTCAGTTGGCGCTATTACTTCATTCGGTAAAGCCGCAGTTAAGGCTTTCATGGATGACCAAAAGGCTGCCGCAGCCCTAGCCAATACATTAAAGAACTTAGGCGTGGACTTTGCAATTGCAGCCAATGAAGAGTTCATTTCTAGCCTTGAGACCTCGACGAATGTTCTAGACGATAAACTTCGCCCAGCGCTAAGTAAGTTAATTACCCAAACAGGTTCATTGACTTATGCTCAGGACTTACTAACCAAGGCTATTGAAATCTCACGCGGTTCAGGTGTCGATTTAGAAACCGTTACAACTGATTTAGGCAATGCCTTCGTAGGTAATATGAAGGGTCTTAGGAAGTACGCAACAGGTTTAAGCAGTGCTGAACTTGCTGGCATGTCTTTCGAGCAGATCATGGAAAGACTTAACGGTCAGTTCGCCGGATCGAGCGCTGCATATCTAGCAACTTACGCAGGCAAAATGGATGCGCTCACAGTCTCTTCTGAAAATGCTAAAGAGACTATTGGCAAGGGATTATTAGATGCCCTAACCATTCTTGCTGGCGGCGGTGAAAGCAGCATCACTTCAGTTACAGAGGCTATTGCTAAACTTGCTGAAGGCATAGGCAATTACTTTAGAGGCGTTGCCACCTATGTAAGAAACATCTATGACAATCCGATTATGAAGAACATAATCAAAGCCGCTATGTGGCTGATTAAAAATTCGTCAACAGGCATCATATTAAGGCGAGTCGCTGGAGTAGGCAAGGAAACTAGGGAAGACGAAGAAACAACTCCTACATTAACTGCTGCCCAAAAGGCTTTACTAGCTGAGCAAAAGAAGCGTGCCATAGAGCAAGCCAAGTTAATTCGTGCCCAGAAAATTGCATCGGATAAGGCTAAGAAGCAGGCCGCAGACGAGGCAAAACTTAAGAAGGCTGGCGGCATATTCGATATAGAGCAGATCCAACGCATCGCAGCTCTAAAGGGTAATCTCTCAGATGAAGATCGTAAGCGCGTTGAATTACAGATGGCAGTCCTGACTGGCAATACCTCAGAAGCGACTAAACTTGCAGGCGAGATCGCTAAGTCTCAAGGGCTGACCGAGGCTTTCGTTAAGTTTTATTCAGGCATTCCAAATGCTAAAGATCCTTTCGTTGGCTGGATCGAAACACTTAAAGAAGCTGCTCGACTAGCTGCTGCCGTTGCAGCAGGTAATTACAATGTAAGAACACCTACCTACAACGGCGCTGAAATAGCAGCCATAACTTCTACTTACGGTACAGGCGCAACTTCCGCCGGAGTCGGCAGGAATGGCGATGTAAATGTCTATGTCGCTGGCAATGTTGTATCCGAAGGCGATCTTGTTGAGTTGGTTCGTAATGGATTACTTGAAGGTTCTCTATCTGGATCTGCTTCCTCGATCGGCAGACTCAAGGGTTCATTCCAGCCGTGACATTACCTGCTCAGATAGCGGTTAGCTTCGACTTTACATCGGGCGCGACCTTCTCATACCCCTTCACTTTGGGTGACATTAAGTACGGTGTTTTAGGCACAGGCACACTCGCTTCTAGCACTACTCCAGAGCCAACCATTGACTTAACTCCCAATGTCAGGCAGATATCTATTCGCCGCGGTCGTAACATCATGCGCGACACTTACGAGGCTGGCACTTGCACGGTTAGAGTCTATGATCCAGACGGCGCATGGAATCCTCAGAATATAAATTCTCCGTTTTTTGGCTTCCTGACTCCGCTTCGTAAGCTGCGAGTATCTGCAACAGTAGGCGGAGTTGGTTACTTCTTATTTTCTGGCTATACAACTGACTATAAGTATTCTTATGACCAGAGCGAAAGCATGGGTTTCGTAGATATTAGTTGCTCAGATGCTTTTAGACTTATGCAGCAAGCTACGGTTACTACAGTTACAGATGCTACTGCTGGTCAAGATACTGGCACACGAATTAACAAGATCCTAGACCAAGTGCAGTTTCCAACTTCCATGCGTACTACGGATTTGGGAAATACGACCTGTGTGGTCGATCCTGCAACAGCTAGAACTGCTTTGGATGCCATTAAAAATGCAGAATTCTCTGAGCAGGGAGCAGCGTACTTTGACTCAGAGGGAACATTTAACTTTATCAACCGTACTAATGTGATTAAGAAATATGGCGAGACTCCGATCGAGTTTAACCAATCTGGCGGTATTCCTTATTCAAACCTAGCTTTCGCCTTCGATGATAAGTTGATTATCAACAGTTCTGGCATGACTCGTGTAGGCGGTACAGAGCAGGTCTCAGAGGATGCAGCTTCTATCGCTAAGTACTTCCCTCATCAAAGCAATCAGACCAACCTCGTAGCGGAAACAGATGCAGACACTCTAAACATCGCCAAGATATATGTGGCAACTCGTAAAGAGACCACAATCCGCATTGATGCCATGACGGTCGATTTACTCGATCCAGATGTACCGACTGCGACTATGCTGGATCTGGATTACTTCCAGCCTTTGCGGATACAGAACATTCAGCCAGATGGCTCAAGTATCGTTAAGACACTACAAGCACAAGGACTTGCATGGGATATAACGCCAAACTCCATGAAGGTCACAGTTACAACTCTCGAACCTATAGTCGAGGGCTTCATCATCGGAAGCGATGTATCAGGTATAATCGGCACTAGCATAATGGCGTACTAGGAGATATAAATGGCAACAGGTTTTCCAGCAAGCACAGGCGATGTCCTTAGCGCGGCTATGTACAATGGACTCACTTCGTTCTCAGTAGGCGCGGCTAATACAGCTGACTACACAGCGGTCTTGGCAGACCAGTACCAGAGCCTAGAGATCATGAATAAGGCAACTGCTATTGCCTTCAAGATCCCAACCGATGCTTCGGTGGCATTCGAGATCGGCACAGTAATTACAGTTCTAAACATCGGCGTAGGTACTTGCACTATCTCGGCTACAACGCCAGGCACAACAACCGTTTTGAGTTCCGGTGCAACAGCCGCTTCTCCAACCCTTGCACAATATAAGTCAGCAGCCTGTATCAAGACCGCTGCTAATACTTGGTATGTCGTGGGTGGCATTGCCTAATGATCGGCGCAATTACAGCAGGTTTATTAAGCGTACCTGCACCAGTACCATTATCCGTTGATTATGTAGTTGTAGGCGGCGGTGGCGGTGGCGGAAATGACTCAGGTGCGACAACTTATTCCGGCGGCGGCGGTGGCGGTGGCGGCTATCGTACAGACACATTAACTTTAAGTGCTGGCACTTCTTACACAGCGACAGTCGGCGCTGGCGGTACTGGTGGCTCAGGTGGCACTAATGGTGTTAGTTCTGTATTTTCAACTATAACAGCAGCAGGCGGCGGTCTTGGCGGAACAGGTACTAACGGTTCTGCTGGTGGATCAGGCGGCGGCGGCGGTGGAAAAGAAACAGGCACTAGCACAGGCGGTGCTGGCAACACACCTTCGACATCTCCATCTCAAGGAAATACTGGCGGTAATAACAGCAGTGTCCAAGGAGCAGGCGGCGGCGGCGGTGGTGCTACTTCTGCTGGTGCTAACAGTTCTGGTAATAATGGCGGTAATGGCGGCGCTGGAACAGCCAATAGCATCTCTGGTTCTTCTGTTACTTACGCAGGCGGTGGTGGTGGCGGCCCGCGTCCAACAGGATCGACTGGTACACATGGCGGCGGTAACTTTGCTAATGGCGGCGGCGGCGCTAATGGCGTTTCAGGAACTGCTCTTAGCGGTAACTCTGGAGTGGTTATTTTGCGTTACCCAACTGCTTACACAATTACAATTGGTGCTGGATTAACAGGATCAACAGCTACCGTAAGTGGTAACAAAGTTACAACAATTACCGCTGGCACAGGAAATGTGAGTTGGGCATAATGGCACACTACGCATTTTTAGATGAGAACAATATTGTTACAGAAGTTATTGTTGGTATTGACGAAACGGAACTTATTGAAGGTTTAGATCCTGAAACTTGGTACGGAAACTTTAGGAATCAAAAGTGTGTTCGTACCAGTTATTCATCTTCGATAAGATTTAATTACGCAGGGATCGGTTATACCTATGATCCAGATGCAGATGCTTTTATTAGTCCACGCCCTGAATGTGGTCATAAAGAATTATTCTTAAATGATCTGTTTAAGTGGAACTGCCAAGCATGTGATCTAATTGTTAAGGCTAGAAGAATTGAAGCCTAAATTATGCAAGGCTGGACAACAGCTCAGAGAACAGTTTGATGATACCTACCCAGACCGCGATCGCCGTTCCGATGGCTGGATCGGTGACCTTCGTCATTCAGCGCGCCCTAGCGACCACAATCCTGATCAATCGAATGGGGTTGTTAGAGCCATCGATGTCGATCGAGATGTCCATAAATCAAGCAAGCCCGATCTCATGCCCGATATTGCTGATCAGCTTCGACTCGCAGCCAAGAAGGGTGAGAAGCGTATATCCTACATTATCTTCGATGGGTCAATCTGTAGCGCCAAAAGCTTGTGGCGTTGGAGACCATATAAAGGGATCAATAAGCACCGCGCTCATCTGCACTGTTCTTTTTCTCGCAAAGGCGATGAAGATGGTTCGTTCTTTAATATCCCGTTACTAGGAGGCTCACTATGAACATGAAAAACCCTATATTCCTAACAGCAGGTGCATTCCTGTCTGCTTGGGCAGCTTCTAACTTCGCAGCAGATTACCGCTCGATCTTATGGGCAGTCCTTGCGGGGGTCTTCGGATATGCGACACCTAAGCGATGACAACTCAGGACTACTTAAATCTTTATATTGCCACTCTTGCGATAGTGGGTGGATTAGCAGGATATGTGATCACTCATTTGCTATCGGAGATTAAACGCCTCAATGGGCGTGTCGATGAGATCTACAACATACTTTTAGAGCGACAATAATCCTATGGCTCGCAAGAAGGCTATCGATTTAGAGGCTTACTCTATGCTCGATCAGTACTGCATCGGGCTAAATGAATACTATAAATCGCTTAGACGAGCAGGTTTTAGCACTGAGATGGCTTTGGCTATTTTGCTTGAGCCTTTAACTTACCCGGCAACTATCTTGCCAACTCCTAACTGGCTGCCACAACTTCCCGACTCGATCCCTTATGACGATGACGATGAGGATTAACCATGAAAAGAACTGTAATCGTTCCCGATCTACAAGTTCCATATCACGATGAAGTTGCTGTCCGCAATGTTGCATCTTTTATTAAGGCATACCGCCCAGATAGCGTCATTACACTGGGAGATGAAATCGACCTCCCACAGATCAGCCGATGGTCAGACGGCACACCTGGATGGTACGAACAAACACTAGCTGAGGATCGAGACCTCGCAGTTGAGGTTTTATGGTCGCTAGTCGAGCATTCTAAAGAAGCTCACATGATCCGTTCTAATCACACAGATCGACTTTACAATGTAATCATGAAGAAGATCCCCGCATTCTTGGCTTTGCCTGAGTTACGCTTTGAGCGCTTCATGCGCCTAGACGAACTCGGTATTACCTACCATAAGAAGCCTTACGCCTTTGCAAAGGGCTGGGTAGCAGTTCATGGAGACGAGCAGGGCATCAACCCTAACGCGGGTCTTACAGCCCTTGGAGCAGCCCGTAGGCATGGTTTAAGCGTGGTCTGTGGTCACACTCACAGAGCGGGCGTATCGGCCTTTACAGAGGCTTCTGGAGGCAAAATAGGGCGTATCCTGCGTGGGGTAGAAGGTGGGCATCTAATGGATGTACGCAAAGCAGGCTATACAAAAGGAACTATGAACTGGCAGCAAGCCTTTATCATCGTTGAGGATAGCCAAGTAACTTTAATCAACCTTGAGAAGGACGGCACATTCGTGGTTGCTGGTCGGCGTTATGGACGATCTAGATAACGACATCAAGCGCACTATTGACGATGCGATGGATGATGGAGAATTGTTACCGTTTCGTTATCTAAATGTGCTAGGCGCTGTCTGCTAGCCATGCAACACTTATGCCAAGAAGGTGCGAAGGGCGCACTAGAAGGGCAGTAAATGAATATCTATGAAATCGGAATAATGATGAGTCTCTGGACTCTCAGCTGCGTGTGGTTTTACACCATGGGCGTTAACACAGGTTACATCGAAGGCCGCAAAGCAG